TTTCCTTTTTTGTTTAAGTTGAGTATATTATATCACAAAATGGCCATCTGTCAAGTCTTTTTTCAAGTTTTTTTCATCTATAAGTATATCATTATATTATAATATTCTAATATAGATTTCGGCGCCTTGCACCTTATTATACCATAAATTTCTGGCTGTGTCAAGTTATTTATTTTTTATTTTTTCCTTGACAAATGCGTCTGGGTAGTGTATAATCGGCGCGATGCAAATGATAATGATTCTCATTCGCGTTTGCGGCGCAGGGCGGCGATCTATATTAGAATATTATAATATGCTAATATAGATATTTAATAAAAAACCTTGACATTTGCCAAGGTTTGTGAGTGGATTATTTCGCGGTAAAGTGGTCTTTTAGTTGAACCTTTCGCCAATCAAACCCTAAATCAGCATCTAGCAATTCAGATTTTGTCATATTCTTTGTCATGTTTTTCAATATTAGAAGTTCATAATATATGATATCCTCTAATGCTGTATGTGGCTCATCAACCAATTCTGGATTATTAGTTATAAATTTTGTCATGACTTCGGCATTAGTTTGAAATGAACAATTGCCCTTTTTAGTTGGGGGATTGATTGCATGGATTGAAAGAGCGAAATTTTTATATGCTTTTGTCATTGCATATTTATTGAAAGCCGAACGCCACATGCAGAAAGAGTTTTCAAACATTGTCAAATCAATGCCCGTTTTTTGGCATTTATCCATATCGAAAGGCAAATTATATGCTGTTAAAATTGGGTTGTATTTTCCTGCAACCTTTGCCAACCATAAATTAATAGCGTTTACAGATGCCAACATTCTAGTGCCATTTTCTAGCATTTCATTATATTTATCAAATCTTCTATCCTTGCCTTGCTTTGACCAAAGAGATTTTTTATCTTCGCCATTGATGTAGAATAAAGCGTCAATACCGAATACACCGTTTACCAATACACCGCATTGTGTTTGTATATTGCCTTGTCTGTCTACAACAACAGCACCAAAATCGGCAACCTTTTCGGACATTGTAGTTTCTGTATCAATAATTAAGTAGTAGTCTTTTTTCATTTTCTTTTCCTTTTGTTTAATATGTATATATTATAACAGGCTTTCGCCCTTATAATAAAATAGTTGCTAATAAAATTGCATTTCCAACCAATCCAATCACATTACCAACAGTGTATAATGTATCAGATGTTGCGATAGAGCGTATCAAGTATAACGATAATCCTACCATAGTCAATAAGATTGTGCCTATTGGTGTAGTTTCGCCATTTTCAAGTGATGCAATAATCGCGGGAACAGAGTTAAACTGTAAACACGCCAAGCCAACCCAACCTGAAATTTCTGTAAATTTTTTGTTTGTCATAATGTTATTCATATTAGTAAATCCTTATATTGTACAAAGATGTATTTCTTTGTTTGTATGGTGATATTATATCATAATTGGGGATTGAGTCAAGTCTTTTTTGCAATTAAATTGAAATTAATTTTATATCCTAATATAATAATATTCTAATATAGATCGAATTTATTTTCGAAATAAATTTGCATTTGCCCTGCTTTTGTGGTAAAATCGGCGCAGATTAGAATATTATAATATTCTAATATAGATCGTCTGTTGGTAAAAAATCCCCAATTAAGGGGATTGTTAATTAAGCAAAGGTTATATAGGCTGTATAGGCGTATAGAGCCATAACAACCCAAGCCAACCCGATTAAAGTATTGACAAGGGCATTCATTATAGAGCCTCCAACAAAGATTGCAAATCGTGTTTAGTTGCTTTGACAAGTGTTGCAATGCTATCAGATGATACATTAGTTCTTTCTGATATTAGTTTAACAATATCAGCCTTGCTTTGGATCTTACCACCTGATTTAGTAGTCGCAACCTTTTTCTTATATACACCTTCCCTAGATAGTTTAGCAATTAATGAACGTGTTGTCTTACCTGTTGAAGTCGCTAGAGCATTTACAGTTTCCATTGTAGGATTAGCAACGTATTCGGCAATGATTGTAGCAACCATTTCATCAGAGTAATTTTTAACAGTAGATTTAGACATATTAGTATTTCCTTATATAGTTATGGGCTTCGGGATATCCTCAACCTCTAAAAACTATTATACAGAAGTATTTCAGAATTGCAACCCTTATTTCACATTTATTTTAACTATCAGTATATTATAATGTTCTAATATAGATGGGGGCGCTAATGAGACTCATTCGCATTTAGATCTCTCTGCGCACCCCCTCACGTACTACTTGAGTAAATATGAAAAAGAGCTATAACGGTGTATAGAAAAAGAGGGTGTATAGATAGACTACCCCCAATTACCCCAAATTTCCCCTAACTCAAAAAAATTTATTGACAACTATGGTGAAATAGAGTATAATTGATACAAAATATGGAAATTGTGAAATTGTGAAATTGTGAAATTGTGAAATTGTGAAATTGTGAAATTAGGAGAAATATATGGTAATAAGCTTCCCAGAAGGTGTAGTAACCACCCCCGAGTTAAAAAAAGGTACCTGGTCTACCGCCGAGACCGCATTCTTGCGAGATAAAGCAACAGTAGTACCTTGGAGTACTTTAAGTGAAGTACTTAATAGACCGGAAAAATCTATTAAGGCTAAATGGTCTCAAATACAGTATAGACCTGTGTCTTTAAAAGATATTCAAACAGAGTATAATAAACTGGAAGAATACTATAACGAGTATTACCTAGAAAAAAATTAACTTGACTTTTTGGTCAAACTTACGTATAATTGAGTTATCAAATCGGAGAAATAACTATGCAAGAAACGCAGATAGTTGCGATATCTCCTGAAGCCCTAGAAGTAGCTAATTGCTATCTACAAACAACTTCAGTAGAAGATACTGCAAGAAGAATGGGCATGCAAAAACAGGCTGTATCCCAATACTTACAGAAGAGAGAAGTAAAAACATACATAGATCAAGTATATATGGATCAAGGGTATAGAAATAGATTTACCTTAGCATCAACACTAGACAAAGTGATCGAAGCAAAACTTGAGGAGATGGACGAAACTGAGATGGGCTCTAATAAGGATATTGCAGACTTATTAGCCTTAGCACATAAATTTAGAATGGATGAAGTTAAAGCTGCTACTGAGCAGACTAAAGCTTCAGCTGCCACTGTTAAAAACCAAACTAATGTTCAGATTAATGATTCTGGCTTTGGTAAGGGTAACTACGGTAACTTAATGAAAAAGTTGCTAACATCAGAATGATAGTTCCAGAAGAAGAATGGTTGCCTGATATGTACAATAAATGCTTAGATGCGCTTATTGAGTTTCAGGAATTAGAGGATTTAACTGAAGAAGAAATTGGTATTCAGAACTTATGTTCTACTATCGTTTTTCTTTATAACAAATTAGAGGACACGGGAGTACCTGCTGACGTAACGGTACATTGAGACGAGTATGTTAGGAATACCTACAGAAATATTAACTATGGGAGTATCTACTTTAGTAGGTGCATGGATTAAAATATCCGCCCAGAAGTCGGCTGATACTGCAGCGTTTAATCGTGCTGCTATCGCCGCTTCCGCGGCAGCTACAGAGTCTCACTCTGCTGCACGTGCAGACCAGTCATGGGGGACCGTGGCTACGCGGCGAATTATAGTTTTGGTGCTTATGGTGATGGCATTTGTAATTGTATTAGCTCCCTTCTTTAATATGCCAACTAATGTATTAGTTGAAACTACTCATGGAGTAGACCTGTGGATTGTAGACCTTACATATAAAGTAAAAGAATATGTAACTTTACACGGCATGGTTACTCCTGACTGGCTTCCTTACGCTATACTAAATGTGATAGGATTCTACTTTGGAGCATCTGTTGCCAAACGATAGGGAATTATCTATGCAGGATCACGAAAGGCTTATTCGTCTTGAGGAGAGACTCGTCTCTTTAACAGCGGATATTAAAAGAATAGCAAAGAAGTTAGACACTGTTACATATGACTTAGCGGAAGCTGAGTTAGTAGCTAAGAAAAATAGCTTGACAGTTAGTTTTGGGGAGAAAATACTTTGGGGTATCGCAACCACTGGTATTGGTATACTAGTTTGGTTTTTGGAGAAGTCAGTATGATATGGTGGATTTCATTAATCGCTACAGTGTCAGCGATTGTATCTTGTTTATGGATACTTAGACATTACGAGAGGTATACTAATGCTCTTATTGCTACTTCGTTCTTATTAGCTGGTATTGCTATTTGGAACTCGTTGATGGTTGTTGGAGTATCCAATCTACCTCAGTTTGCTTCTCATAAAGTGTGGTATGATGTTTTAGTTATATTTATGTCTGTTATGATTGCTAAATGTGGCCTTTCGCCACGCTATTTAGCTAAGACACTGTGTAACAAGTGAATTGTCATTCGCGCTGGTGTTCTTGGATAACGGCGCTATCACAGCTCGCAGTAGCTTCCGTAATTGTATATGCGGGTCTTGTAGTAGGAACTCATATGGAATCATGGACAGCATCCTTCAAACAAGGCTCCGAGGATTTACACTCTATTAGAGAGAATATGAATGCTATGACTTATTCAATGGAGAGCATTAATAAGGACATGGATAAAATGAATCAATCAACCGTTAAGATGGAGAATCATCTTCACGAGTTGCGTAATGACATGGTTCTTATGAACGAGCAGATATATCGTATGAACGGATCCGTAGGCAACATGTCCAATAAATTTAGCCCTCAAGGCATGATTCGTAGTTTCATGCCTTTTTAGTTTATGGACTGGGACGAACTACCAACATTAGACCGATTAGACTACCTTTATTGGGTAGAACTAATGGTAGAGAAAGGCATGCTGCCATCCAACATGGAAGACAGCGAGATTCTAGAGAAATGTAAGAGAATGTATTATTGTGATATTTCTTTGGAGGCAACAACATGAATGGACAAGAAAAAATGGCGATCTTTTGGTTCGTCATATTACTACTACTAGTTATATATGAAGCATTTAATTAGATACCTAGCGACTTGCGAGTACGTAGAGTCGTGGACTTGGAGAAAATTGGTTTGTGTAGCATACTTATTAACTATGCTAGTAACAGTACCTGTAGGTATCGTTATGGTGGCTATGTTGTGGGAGGCGTATGGGTAGTTTAAAAGGTTTAGCTATTGGTGTAGCAACCCTAGTTTTTATGTCCTTATTAATCGTACTAACTAACGAAGCTAGGGCACTAGATACAACTGTCATTAATGGTACCCTGGGCATGGCTACATGCGACTGGGAGCCCTGGCTGTACTGTACATAAGGAGAATAAGTGAAAATAGAATTAGAGAAAGTGATTGGTGGTGTTGTGCTACTTGCAGGTATTGTTTATGGCTATGGGGAGCTAAACAATAAGGTAGATAATCTACAAGAGTATAATGACACTGAGATTCGTAAGTTGGCTGATGACAACATGAATGCTATCATTGAGATAAAGACTAAGATGGACTTGTTAGTTACTCAAGATGAGATGCGTCAGATTAATATTAATAAGGTTGCTATTGAGAACCTAAAGAATAGACCTGTTAAGTTACCTAGAGACTTTAGAGAGAAGTTTAAAGAGATGGAAGAAGGTATGGATGAGCTTTTCCAGATTGTTGACGAAGAGCACGGAGATAAGTAAACAAGGAGATGAGAGATGAGAGAAGAGGGATGGTTTAATAAGCCAGTATTTTTAGCTATGGGGCTACTAACCCTAGCGTCTACAATAACATCATGTTCCCTAATTCAGAGTAAGGCTACATCCGAGGAGTATGTGGTAATAAATGATAGAGGCACTATTACTTCCGTAAAGGAAACAGTAGTTTTAGTGTGCGAAGTGGATAACAAGGTATATACATGCAATGTTAGAGATAAGTAGAGATAATATCTCAGCTACTGAGATAACTAAGTATAAAGAAGTAGATAGATTCATAAAGCTACCAGTAGACTCTTATCTAGACCTACTGGAAATTACGCCAAATAGATCACAAACAGCATTGATCAACGCGGCGAATCACCCAGACTACAGATTCATTGTAGCAGCACTTTCCCGACGTCAGGGAAAAACATACATGGCAAACATTATAGGACAACTGGTTTCACTTGTCCCGAATGCTAACGTCCTGATTATGTCACCAAACTATTCACTGTCCCAAATTTCTTTCGATCTGCAGAGAAGCTTGATCAAGCATTTCGACTTAGAGGTAACTAGGGATAACGCGAAAGATAAGATTATCGAACTAAGCAATGGCAGCACGATCCGAATGGGTTCTGTTAACCAAGTTGACTCCGTAGTTGGACGTTCATACGATTTAATCATATTTGACGAAGCCGCACTATCTGATGGTATGGATGCATTTAACGTAGCTCTAAGACCTACTCTAGATAAACCAGAGTCCAAAGCTATATTCATCTCTACCCCTCGTGGACGTAATAACTGGTTCTCCCTTCTGTATAATAGAGGGTTTAGTGATGAATACCCAAACTGGGTGTCTATTAAGGCAACATACCACGAGAACCCAAGGGTTACTATATCAGATATTAACGAGGCTAAGAAAGCAATGTCAGCAGCTGAATTTGCTCAAGAGTACTTAGCAGACTTCAATCAGTTTGAGGGCCAAGTATGGAGCTTTGACCACGAGACCTGCGTGGCAGATCTTAGCGAGCTAGACACCAGTAAAATGGACGTTATAGCTGGGCTAGACGTAGGTTTTAGGGACCCTACCGCGTTTGTGGTAATTGCGTACAACTGGGAGGACGAGAAGTATTATCTAATAGATGAGTACTTACATGCCGAGAGAACAACTGATCAGCACGCGGTGTTTTTGAAAAAACTAATAGATAAGTACGATATTGATATTATATACATTGATTCCGCAGCACAGCAGGTAAGGTTTGATTTAGCTCAAGAGCACGACATACCTACGAATAATGCTACTAAAGACGTTTTGGCAGGTATCGCCCACGTAGCAGGTATTGTAGAGAATAACAGGCTAATTGTCGACCAAAGGTGTAAACAAACATTAATTACCTTAGATCAGTACCAATGGGACCCTAATAGAAACTTATTGAAGGAGAAGCCTGTGCACAATGATGCTTCTCACATTGCAGATGCGTTACGCTATGCATTATACACGTTCCAAGACTCTGAGATAACAGTATAAGGTGTGAAAAATTTTCCTTGACATTTACGTCAGGAATTGGTATAATATTTTTAATAAAAGTGAGGAATGCCAACATAATTGTTCGGGTTCCATACTAAGAGACAGAGAAAAGAGGAGAGATTCTGGTATGGCTGGATTAAAGCGGGATAGAGTAAAGTATATTCGTGATCGAGCGAAGAGCGCATATGAGAAAGACACAGAGTGTCGTATATGTGGTTCTCAGGAAGATTTAGATTTTCACCACTACAACTCAGTTACAGAATTACTAGAAAGATGGATAAAGCAGCATAGCTTGCCTGCAGACAGTGCAGAAGATATGATGAATATGAGGGATGAGTTTATAGAACATCATCATAAAGAGATTTATGATGATACTGTAACTTTATGTCATAAGCATCATTTAAAACTTCACTCAATCTACGGGAAAAGACCTACTTTAGCCACGGCCCCAAAACAAGAACGCTGGGTGAACAAAAGGCGTGATAAGGAATACAAATGAATCTATTCGATACCATACGAGAGAAATTTAACCCTGCACAACCGGACATCGCATCCAACTTTGAGGGTTCAGAAATAAGAACAAGCAAACCATATAGAAAATATGGAGATGCGTATAAACAAGTAGAAGTAGTAAACCGTGCGGTAAATCTATTAGTAGATGCAGCGGTTGGGTTAGAGTTTGATGTAGGAGATAAGCTTGGGTTTACTGGAGAAGGTAATATCCGAAGAAATAAGTTATCTTTACTACTTAATAAACAACCTAACTTTTACCAAGATGCATCAGCGTTTAAGCGCAACCTATTTACTGATTTTTTAGTTGAAGGTAACGCATTTATTTATTTTGATGGTGTACATTTATACCACTTACCTGCTGCTAATGTAACAATTAAGACAGATAAGAAAACATTTGTAAGTAGCTACGTATACAACGATACAACGTACACAGTAGATGAAATTATACACG